TCAGACACATCTGGAGTAAAATATGTTATTAAAATGACTAACATATCAGACGGTTCTGGTGAATCTTTAGTTAAAAAAATAGACGCTTCGGAAACTACTTTTATGACCGAAGACGCAAATAGAAAAATTGCAAAGATTTGGTTTTCAGTTAACGCAATAAGTAAGAAAGCTTGCGTAGAATTGTTATGGGATGGTGCTACTAACGCAACTGGAGTATTGTTGGCTGGCCAAGGTTATTGGGACTTGCGTACAGCAGGAAACTCTATTGGCAACAATGCAACTACACCAACAGGTGATGTTTTACTCTCTACAAGGGACTTTGTGGTTGGGGATAATTACACGATTTTAGTAGAGTTTAGATAAAAAAAGTTATAAATATACGAGAGAGAGAATAAATGAAATTAATATCCGAAGAAATCCAAAACGCAGAATACCTAATAGAAGAATCAAACGGTAAGAAAAATTATAAAATTAGAGGTATCTTCTTACAATCCGACATAAAAAATAGAAATGGGCGTGTCTATGGAAAAGACATATTGAACAAGGAAGTAACAAGATATAACGCAGAATTTATCAACAAAAAAAGAGCATTTGGTGAGTTAGGACATCCTGACGGACCAACAGTAAACCTGGAAAGAGTTAGTCATATGATTACAAAACTCGCTCCAGAGGGTGCTAATTTTGTCGGTGAAGCAAAGATAATGAACACACCTTACGGTAAGATTGTAAAAGGTCTTATTGACGAAGGCGCTCAATTGGGTGTATCTAGTAGAGGTATGGGTTCGTTAGAACAAAGAGGTGGTGCTAACTATGTAAAAGATGACTTTTATTTAGCAACTGCTGCCGACATAGTTGCAGACCCTAGCGCTCCAGACGCTTTCGTAGAAGGTATTATGGAGAGTAAAGAGTGGGTATGGAACAACGGAGTACTCGTAGAAAAGAATATTGAAGCTTGGAAACGAGAAATTGAAAGTGCGAAAAGACACGCTTTAGCAGAAGCTAAGGTTAAAGTCTTTACAAACTTTCTTAAAAATCTCTAGTTTTATAAATATTAACAATTAATTAATTAAAACTAGTTTTAACTATTAAAGAGGAGATTTCAATGGCCGAAAACGAAAAAAACGTTGCGGATACAGTAAAAGAAGTTATGGAAGCTACGGCTCCAGACGCTCCTAAAAAGAATGCTGTGGCGTCTGAACCTTCACCATTAAAAAATGATGCTGAAGATTTAGGTCCTGCTGTAGTAAAACCTACAGACAGCAATCCTGACGCAACAAAAAAAGTTAAAGAAGTTTCTGGACAAGCACCTCAAAAATCAGAAGGTGCACCTGATCCAATGCCAACTTTGAAAAAAGAAGGCGCTAAAGAAACTGACAAAGACTCGGAAGATAAAGAAATCAAAGAAGGCGACTTACCACCTGCTTTACAAAAAGCAATTGATAAGAAAAAAGAAGAATCAGCAGACAAAGAATCTGACAAAGAAGTCAAAGAAACTTTAGACGCTGGTGAAGTATCTAAAGAGAAAGACGCAAAAAAAGAAGTTGACCAAAAAACTGCTAATGTGTCTGAATCTGAAGATGAAAAGAAAAAAGAGATAGATGTTAAAGAACACATTGACGCTCTTGTCGCTGGAGATGATTCATTATCTGAAGAATTTAAAACAAAAGCTGCTACTGTATTTGAAGCTGCGATTAAATCTAAAGTAAAAGAAATCGCTGAAGATATGCAGGCAGATTACGACAAGAAATTAACCGAAGAAACTTCTAAATCTAAAGATGAGTTAGTTGAAAAAGTTGACTCTTACCTTGCTTATGTAGTGGAAGAGTGGATGAAAGAAAACGAACTTGCTTTAGAAAGAGGAATCAAAGGTGAAATCGCTGAGGACTTTATTAGTGGTCTAAAAAAATTATTTGAAGACCATTATATTGATGTTCCAGACGAAAAATATAATGTATTAGAAGATCAATCTTCTAAAATTGAGGAGTTAAACAAAAAACTTAACGAATCAATAGAAAAGAATGTTGAATTATCTAAAGAGAACGGCAATTTCAAAAGACAAGACATCATAGATGAGGCGTCTAAAGATTTAGCTGAAACTCAAAAAGAAAAATTCAATAAACTAGCCGAAGAAGTTGAATATTCAAACGAAGAAGATTTTAAAACTAAAGTAGCGACTATTAAAGAGAGTTATTTTGGTAAAAAAGAATCAACTAGTGAGATAGATGATGTGGCGGCAGAGTCAAATGCTGAGCAACCTCAGGATTTAACTAATGCAATGGCTGCTTATAGTGCCGCTATAAGTAAAACAAAAGATATTAAGTTATCTAATTAATATAGAGGGAGATAAAAACAAATGTATTTATCAGAACAATACGAAAAAAAATGGCAGCCTGTCCTAGAACACCCTGACTTACCAAAAGTTAGTGATTCTTACAGACGAGCCGTTACAGCTACTATCTTGGAAAACCAAGAAAGAGCTATGAAAGAAGACGCTGGTTTCTTAAACGAAGCAGCGCCTACAAACTCTACTGGTTCTTCAGTAGCAAATTGGGATCCAATCCTAATTTCACTAGTTAGAAGAGCTATGCCAAATCTTATCGCATACGATATTGCTGGTGTTCAGCCAATGACTGGACCAACTGGTCTTATCTTTGCAATGAGAAGTAGATATACTTCACAAGTCGGAAACGAAGCTTTATTTGATGAAGCAGATACAGATTTCTCAAGCAGAAATGCTGCTGGAGATTCTTCTGGAACTGCTACACCTACAGATCACGGTGGAACTAACCCAGGCGTATTAAATGACGCTTCTGCTGGTTCATCTGATTATAGTAGAGGTCAAGGTATGACAACTGCTAGTGCTGAAGCACTAGGGGATGCTACTGGAAATCAGTTTGCTGAGATGGCTTTCTCAATTGAGAAATCTACGGTTACTGCTAGAAGTAGAGCTCTTAAAGCGGAATACACTATGGAACTTGCACAAGACTTAAAAGCAATCCACGGTTTAGACGCTGAAACAGAATTGGCAAACATCCTATCTGCTGAGATCCTTGCGGAAATCAATAGAGAAGTTGTTAGAACAATTTATATCAATGCAGAAAAAGGTGCTGCTGTTAATACAACTACAGCTGGTATCTTTGATTTAGACACAGACTCAAACGGAAGATGGTCAGTTGAGAGATTCAAAGGACTAATGTTCCAATTAGAGAGAGATGCTAATAGAATTGCACAAAGAACAAGAAGAGGAAAAGGTAATATGATTATCTGTTCAGCTGATGTTGCTAGTGCTTTACAAATGGCTGGTGTTTTAGATTACACTCCTGCATTAAACAACAATCTATCTGTTGACGATACTGGTAATACTTTTGCTGGTACTCTAAACGGAAGATATAAAGTGTATGTTGATCCATACTCAGCTAACTCAGCTGCGAAACAATACTATGTTGTCGGTTACAAAGGTACTTCACCTTATGACGCTGGTATTTTCTACTGCCCTTATGTGCCATTACAAATGGTTAGAGCAGTTGGACAAGATACTTTCCAACCAAAAATTGGTTTCAAAACTAGATACGGTTTAGTTGCGAACCCATTTGCAGAAACAGGTGCTCAATCAGGTGCTGCTACTGCTGTTAACAATGCTGGTTCAGCAAACAGTAATAGATACTACCAAAGAGTACAAGTTGCTAACATAATGTAATATTGGTTGATCGTTGTTTAACGATTAATAAAATACGAAAAGGGGCGCTTCGGCGCCCTTTTTTTTGGCCTTATAAATAAAAATATGAAAACCCCATTTAAAGAATTACTAGGCATATTAATCATTGGTGCCTTTATTACAATCTTAGCATTAAGTCTTAAACACTTACAAAAGGAACCAAGTCCTTTAGAGAACATAGAGAAAAAGTTAGATGAAGCTGCTAAAAAAGATAGTGTTTTAACGACTACTGAAAAGGAATTAGAACAAAAGGCGACTGAAAAAGAATGGGAAGAAGTAGATAAGCAAACAGATAAATAGTATATATGACTACTACAAACTCATTTAGCAGACAGCCTACTAAACAAGATTATGCTGATCCTACAAAGTTTAAATTTAGTATTGTTAAACTTCCTAAAGTAGAATACTTTTGTACACAGGTAAATTTACCTGGTGTAAGTATATCAGATAACTATTCACAACCTACACCATTTAGAGATATACCTTTACCTGGTGAAAAGTTAAGATACGAACCATTATCAGTTACATTTCTTGTAGATGAAAATTTAGAAAACTACCAAGAGATACACGGTTGGTTAAGAGGTATAGGTTTTCCTGGTGGACACGAAGAATTTAAAAATTTATTAGATGGTGGTTCAGACAGATTTCCTACATCTAAAAACAGCTCACAAGGTGACGCAGGAAGAGTTAAATACAATGCACCCAATGTAGGTGCTGTATTTTCAGACGCAACACTTAACATATTAACAAGTAAAAACAATCCTGTAACTGAAGTTAGATTTAATGATTGCTTTCCAATCTCTCTATCTTCTTTACAATACAATCAACAAGCAACTGATACAGATTACTTAACGGCAACTGTAACCTTTGAATACAAACTATACGATTTTGCGAACTCAAACGCAAGTAGAACAACAATAACTACATCATAAACATTGACTTTTTAGTCAGTTTGTGATAGAATGAATATATTATGGATTTAGAACAACTACAAGAACTAGCAGACCAAAAATTAAAAATCAATGATACTGAATTAGATTTAGAATCATTAAGGACACCTCAACTACATAACGAATTTATGAAACACTTAACAAAGTTTAAGTTGTTATTGACTCGTGCTGAAGATGAGTTTAAATTAATTAAAAGAGAAAAGTGGGAATATTATACAGGTAAAGCTGATCCTGCTGTTTATCAATTGAAACCTTTTAATCTAAAAATTATGAGGTCAGATGTTGACAAATATATTGAAGCAGATGAAGACTATACAAAAGCATATCAAAAAGTTAAATACTTGGAAGTTACGGTAGATTTTTTAGATAGAACAATCAGACAAATATCTAATAGAACATTTACTATTAAAAACGCTATTGACTGGAGAAAGTTTACTAGTGGCGCTATTTAATAATGACAACTACAAGATACCTCATCATAGATAAGAAGAGCGAAGTCTATTTAAAGATAGAAGCAGACGCTGATATTCGTAGAGAATTAGGTGAATACTTTACCTTTGAGGTGCCTGGATTTAAGTTTATGCCCCAATATAGAAATAGAGTTTGGGACGGTAAAATTAGATTATTCAGTTATGCAACTGGTCAAATATACGCAGGACTATATCCTTACATAGTAGATTGGTGTAATAAAAATGATATACAGATAGTTGACGGAACAAAGATAACAGATGTTACGGTTAATGACGAAGATGTAACGAGATTTTTAAAAGCATTAAAGGTACCACTAGAAATAAGAGATTATCAAAGAGAGGCATTTGTACACTCTATAACAAAGAGTAGATGTTTATTGCTATCGCCTACTGCCTCTGGTAAATCATTAATAGTATATCTAATGTTGATATACAATCTATTAAGATTAAAAGAAAAGAAACAAGATAAGATATTAATTATAGTACCAACAACATCTTTAGTGGAACAATTATATAAAGACTTTAAGGACTATGGTTATAATAGTGATCGCAATGTACATAGAATATATCAAGGACACGATAAAGATACTAATAAAAGAGTAGTTATATCTACTTGGCAATCAATATATAATCTTCCTAAAAAATGGTTTAAACAATTTGGTGCTGTGTTTGGAGATGAGGCACACTTATTTAAGGCAGTTTCATTAACAAAGATAATGACAAAGTTAGAAGATTGTAAGTATAGAGTGGGACTTACTGGTACTTTAGATGGCACTAAAACACACAAACTAGTATTAGAAGGATTGTTTGGTACGGTAAACAAAGTAGTATCTACAAGTGAACTACAAGAAAAGAAACAACTTGCTAATCTAAAAATTTTCTGTTTAATTTTGCAACACGATAAGAAAGTTAGAGAAGATATGTTTGGTAAAACATACCAAGAAGAAATGGATTACCTAGTAAAGAATGAAAAGAGAAACAAATATATTCGTAATTTAGTTACAGGACTCCAAGGTAATAGTTTAGTATTATTTCAGTATGTAGAAAAACACGGTATGGAATTAAAAAAACTTATAGAAGAAAAGTCAGACAAACAAGTATTCTTTGTTTATGGTGGTGTAGCAGCTGAAGAAAGAGAAAAGATTAGATTTATAACTGAAAAATCTGAAGGTGCAATTATAGTTGCTAGTTATGGTACTTTCTCAACAGGTATTAATATTAGAAACTTACATAACATTGTTTTTGCGAGTCCTAGTAAGAGTAGAATAAGAAATTTACAATCTATTGGTCGTGGTTTAAGACTAAAAG